CACACCTCTACGTGGAGTAAAGTTTTGTGGGTCATACACTAATGGAGTCATAATCAATGGAACATAAGGAGCGTAAACAGCACCAGTCTCTAAGAAGTTGTTACCTCTATAACCCATCAAGATTTCGTTAGAAGTCATGTAAGGGTTTTTGTAAACTGTGTATCTATTGCTCATAGAACCTACTGCAGTAACACCAGCTGCGAATTGTAAAGCGTCTTTATCAGCGTTTACAGTGAATCCAGGAATTGATTCTAAGATAGTACAAACATCAGGAGATGCAACGATAAAGTTAGCACCACCACGAAGTGTTAATTGATGAATCTTGTTAGAAACTTTGTTCAATTTAACACCTAAAGTCTGGAACCAAGCATTCTTAGTGTATGCATTTGATGCTCCACCAATGTTAGACCAAGTACCACCTACATATTCCTCACCAACGTTAGTTGACCAGTATTCAGTAGTTAATGCGTTGCTCTTTAACATATCTAAGATTTCTAAATCAATCTCTAAAGAGATATAATCAGATAACATAGAAGTTAATTCAGCTTCAGCATCAATTGAGTGGTAAGCGTTAAGGTCTTGCGCTAATTCAGGAGTCCATACTGCTTTCAACTTACGAGTCTTAGCAACGATAGCCTCTGATTTCAATTCAAGATCGATTTCAGGAATATCTAATTGTAAAGTACCTGCGTTGTAAGAATCAGTACCATATCCATTTACTGATTTATCTTCAAAGTCACCTCTGTTATCAGCTGCAGGAACGTTAGAATAAATTACAGTGTTAGTAGGTCCACCTGCTGCTCTTAAACCAGCTGCTCCAGCTGCGTTTGTTTCAGCATAGATGTAAACCATGTTATTTGTTTTATTGTAATAGTTGAATTGAGGGAAGTTTCCAACAATACCATTACCAGTAACTTGGAATGCTCTTACTGCGTCTACGTCTGCAGTTGAAGAAATTGCTGATTTAGATACAGCGAATTTAACCAATGTTGTTGCAGATAAAGATGCAGATGCTGCAGCTGAATCGTATCCGATTTCAGTCCAATCAGTTACAGAAGATGATACAACGTTTGCACCAGCTACTGCGTTACCTGTTGCTGAAACTGTTGCTCTTGCATCGTTTACTGAATATCCGTAACGTCCTTCACCATAAAGACCGTTTACAGCTGAGTTAGTTCTACCAAAGTTATCAGCTGAACCAGTGATGTTAGTACCACCGAATAATGATTTACCATTAAATTGGTTAGTACCACCTTGTGCAGAACCATATTTGAAGTCTAAGAAGAAGATAAGACCTGAAGGTAAGTTCATTGGTTGAACACTAACGAATTCCTTTGCAGCGATTTCTCCGAAGATTCTTCTTACTAATGGTAAAGCAACACCAGACCATTCTTCTGAACCTGCTGATGTACCAGTTTGAGTTGCCTCATCAAGCAATTGTTTTGCTTGGTTTTCTAACAATACAGCCATGCTGTGTTGTTCTCTTTCTTTCATTCCTTCTAAAAGGCCAGTTTTTTCCCATTTAGCTTTCAATTGGCGAGTTTCTGCCAACATTACCGCTTGTGGGTTTTTGCCTTCCATAAGTTTTCCTAAATCAAAATTTGCCATTTTATTTTATTTTTTTATGGGTTTGTTTATTTTATGATACCAGCTAATTGCTTAAAGCGATTTGCTAATTCATTTGTGCTTTCTGAAATGATTTCTTTCTTTGGAGCAGTAGAAGCTTGTACTTTAGAAGCAAAGCCTTCAGTTACAGTCTTTTTAGCTGCAACTTTTCTTTCAGTTCCTGTGAATTTCATTGATTCAGATAGTGTAGCGTAAACTAATTTTACTTCTCTTACAGAAGTTGTTCTGTCTAAGTTCTCTACAACTTTAACTTTTTGTTCGTTTGTAAGGTTGTAACCTCTGAACAATTTGTTAGCGTAAAGTAATTTAGCATTTAATAGGTTTACTTCGTTGATAGTACCTTTCAAAGACTTGATTACTGCCATTGCTTCTGCTAATTCAGCTTTTAATGCTTCGTTAGCCGCAACTGCAGGAGCTTCTTCTTCAGCTTCATCATCTCCGTATCCCATTTCTCTTAGAATTTCGTCTAAGTCGATTTCTTCATCGTCAGCTGCTGGTGCCATAGCATCCATTTCAGCTTCCATAGCTGGTTCTTCTGCAGGAATTTCTTCTTCTGCATCGAACTCACCTTCCATTGCTGGCGCTTCAGCAGGAACTTCTTCCTCACCTTCTTCACCTGCGATTTGAGCTTCTAACTCTCTGATGATAGATTCTAAATCTAATTCATCTTCATCGTCCGTGTCCATTTCTGGAGCCATGTCTTCACCTTCCATAGCTGCTGGTTCTTCTGCAGGAATTTCTTCTTCTGCACCGAACTCATCTTCGCCTTCAGTAAGGTCTTTAACTTTATCATAGTCTTCTACTTCAGAACCTGGTTCACCAGATTGCTTAGAGATACCACTTAGGTCAGTTTGTGCTGAGTTTACTTTGTCTGTAGGCATTTTGTTATCTGCTCCACTTCCAATCTCACTTGAAGTATCATTATCTTCGTTAATATCTGCTTCTTCTTCATCACCCTCCATTTCGGCTTGTAATTTCTTAGAAAGAATAGATTGTAAACGAGGAGTAAATGCTTCTTCTAATGCGATTTTAGCGTTAGCGATAGCAGTTTCACGTACAGCTTTAGCATCAGCAATTGCTTCTTTCAACAATTTTGAACTTGCCATTTGTTTTCCTTATTTATCGGATTTCTTAAGCTATTAGATTTGTGAGCTTAAATAGAATGTTTTTATTGGCGTTTTGGTCACTGCTCATAAAGGAGAGTATTCATTACCAATCTAAAAACGCATATAAAAAATACGTTATTGTATGAATAAATATATAAAGATTGATAAAAACGTAAAAATTCTAAAAAAATCTTTAGAATAGATAAATAAAATCAGTATGTTTATCTGATTTGAGTTTTTGGCGGATACGTTCATCTGAACAACCAAAGTGATTGGCCGCATCTATCATTGAATAAAATTCTATACCATCACAACTAATGATAGGTAATTCTAAACGGATATTGTTTCCCCACAAATCTTGCATTTGTTCGTAGGTAATATCCCAACCATCAGCTTTCTTCCAATGTCTATATTTGGGATTGTTTGATTCTATGTAATTTCTAACCATTGATTCGGTCATATCACCACCAATCAATTCTGCTATTTGTTTTGGATTCTCAAAAGGAACTCCATCAACTTCGTATTTAATATTTGGTTTTGTTTCCTCACCAATTATTTGCCACTCTTTGTATTTGGATTTGGTTGAACGACACCTTCTCTCAACTTCGGTAGCTACTAATGTATTGGGGTCTATTGAAATAGCTGCTTCTCTAAATGATTTATATTTCTTTCCATCTACCACACATTGATATGTTCCATCAAATTCAATATCTTCTGCAGCAATATCAGGGTTTCCTTTTACGAATACTAATATGTTTTGGTGAACTGATGCTACCTTACGATTTCTTTTGAAGTATGTATCAACCACTCTAGCAGCCTGATGTTGTGAGTTGAATAAAATCATATCGTTATAGAAGTGTAGTCCAGCTTCCTCACAAGCTTGGATAGTTTTGGATACTAGTCCTCTATACTTTCCTATTTTGTAATTTCCTGTTGTAGATACTTCTCTTATTTCCGATACTACTACCGCAAAGAATCTATTATTCTTTAACTTTTTTGCAGCCTTTCCTAATATACTGAAATACTTCTCATCAAATTTATCATCCTCCATAGTTGATATATCCAATGGATTATCACTATAAACTTCTAAATCATAATAAGGAGGACACGTAAAAACAAAATCAAATTGTTCATCACTTAAATAATCCAGCATTTCATCACTATCACCACTTACCCATTTAGGTTTATCGGATTGCTTTCGGTTTTCTTCTATTTGCTGTTTGGATAAATCGATACCCATATACTCATATCCCATTTCAGTTGCCACAATACCCCTAACACTTCCGCCGGCAAATGGGTCTAATATCTTACCTTCTTTTGGAGTAAACCATTGATACATATTCTCACAAAGGGTTGCATCGAATATTGAAATTGTATTATCTTCCCAGAAACGGGCTCTACTTTCAGCATCTTCTCTACCTAATTCTGATTGAATATTGTAGGTTTGTATCCAGTACCTCTTACGGTCCTGCCATTCTTTAGTTCGGGTATCTAATATTGAGAAAGGCTTAATCATACACAAATATACGAAAAAAGCTTGGAATAACCAAGCTTTCATCAAAAAATATTTTATTTTTTTATCTTTTATTCACCTTCATATTCTGCATCAGCGTATAATCCAGTAATGTATTTATCTTCAATTGCAGCTAAGTTTCTTCTATATGATGCTAATTGTTCAGTTCCTTTTTTCAAATCTTGCAACATCTTTGCTTTTTTATTTAATTCCTTTTCTGCAAAATATTTAGTAGCCATTGCTTTTTGTGCTGCTTCTAATTCATTAACTTTCTTTTGTACTGCCATATACTTTACATACATCTTAGGAAGTCCACGAGCTTCTTTAATAGATTCATTCTTTCCGTATTCGTGGTAATTACCAGCTGCTTGAGAAATGTAGTTTTCTGCTTTAGAAATATGGTCTTGAATCCAAGCTGGGATTTCTTTTTCATTTTCTCCCATCTTAGCTTTCAATTCAGTTGCCATCTTAATTATAGTATCTAATTGATTTTGTCCCATAGAAACTTCATGGTCTTCACCTTCTACTTCATTAACAAATGCTTTTGCAAATGGATTAGAAACTACTTTACCCATTTCAAATTTACCAAAAGCTTTTTGTGATACCAATCCTCCTAAACGAATCATAATTATCTAATTATCTTTTTTAATTTTGTAACAATTGTATTAATATTATCTCTATCACCATCTATTGTCAACACCTTTCTATCGTTATGATATAAATCATTACCTACACCATAAAACACTCCTTTAAAATGCTTTCTAAGTTCCGATGCTAATTGCATTTGAAATGAACTTGCTAATTTTGATTTTGGCCAAATACCTTCTTTTACTATTTTATTTCCTAATCTTTCGTGCATTGTATCCGTAGATATATCTGCTATTTCATAGTAACGGCCTAATATGTGACCCATATCTTCATATAAAGAATGTAATCTCTCATCCATTGCTTTTGCTTCCATTGCGAATTTATCAAATGATTTTCCCAATTTATCCAATTCCTGCATATTTCTTTTTACAGTAACTGCATCGAACCAATCACCACTTTCTCTCAATGTCATTTCTTTTGCAGCCTCAACAATCGCACCTAAAGTATTTGCAACTTCAGTCATATCCGATTGTCTTTTCATTTGGTCTTGAAAAGTATTGTAAGTAGAAATGATTTCTAAAAAATGTTTTTTTACTTCGTTAGATAGTTTTCTATCTGCATCTTCTAAATTTTCAGCAATACTGAATTTTCCATTAACTATCTTTACTTCTTTTAAGTTAGTTTTACGGATGTCATTGTATGCCTTAGCTACAGAAGTTCCTTTTGGTCCATCAACTTTCAAAGTCATTTTGTTGTTGTGAACATAATCGTATATGTCAAATGGTTTGCTCATTTTATGCTATTTCAGTTATTATTTCTCTCATTAAATCCTGTGCTTTGCAGTAATCACCACAAACATCAGTTCCTATTTGCTGTAAACTTCTATTAACAGATTCGTTTACAGGCACCATAAATGCTCCATGTGTTGATGGGTTTGAAACAAAGTCCCAACCAATCAATTCAAAATCATCTTGCACCTTTACTTTACCTTCTCCGATATTAGTTACCGAACCCATACCTCTTGATGAGATACCTAATAAGATTCCAGCTTTTAATAATTCCTTTAAGATGTTTCCCGATGGAGTTGGTAGAATTTCTACTGTTCCACAAAGGTCATCACCTTCCCAATGTATTTCTCTTACGTTATGAGATACGTTCTTTAAATTAATTACAGTAGAATCTGGATGGTCTAATTCACCCAATGCTCTACGTTCTTTAATTAGTACTTCGTATTTCTTAGCCTCTCTCATTAAGATTTCTTTAGGATATACTCTACCATTTTGGTTTTCCGCAGAAGCTCTTTGTAGAACACCTTTTACCAAAGTTCTCCCACCTTCATCTTCTTTTACCTTACCTTCAAATAGGTTTGTTTCTATTAGTAATGATTTCATTTTATATTCTTATTTAAGCAGGTACGCAATTTGGAACTTGCTTACCACCTTTATCTTTCATTCCAATTTGTTTGTATCCTTTCCAACAAGGAGATTCTTCTTTAATAGATTTAATAGAAGATTCCATAGTTCCTTTTAATTTAGATGACATTTTATTAAACTCACCTTTATCAACCCCTAAACTATCCATTACTTTTCCAACTACTTGAATTTTTTGGTTGTATGTTAATTTTGTGTCTTTGATTTTATCAATTGCTATCATCAATTTAGATTTAACTGATGATGGGATTGTTGCTGCCGGTAGTTCTACTTCATCTACTTTTTTACCAGCTCTTAAATCTGCTAAATCATCTCCTTCAATATCACCATCCTTATCAACATCTAATTTATGTTGTCCACCAGTTAGTTCTTCGTTTTTTTCACCTCTACCATTCCAAGCAGTGTCAATCTTATCAAAGAATGCTTTCTTTTCTTCATCACTCATAGATGGAATAGATTTACCTGCTTTATCTAAAGCTTTTTGAAAGAATGCCTGATATTCAGATTCTTCTGTCATTACTTCTTTAACCAATTCTTTTAGTCTTTCTCTAGTGATTTTCATATTTTCCTTTTTATTTGGTAAACCTTTATGTGATGTAGAAGCGTAATCTTTAGCATCTTTATCACTCATTGAATCAGCTGCTTTTTCAATTTCTTTGGATGGGGCTTCCATATCGCCTTTTTGTACAGCATGTACCATACCCATAAATCTTTGTTGTGCTTTGGATACTGCTGGCATATTATAAGGTTCTTAATTTTTCAGTTATTCCCATTAACCTTTCTCTGATTTTATATAGGGATGCGTTTGTTCTTTTCCAGTAATCTTCTTTTTTAAGTCCGTTTTCAGTCTTAATTTTAGAATACCAATTAACAAACTTCTCTATTTCAGAAAGTTGCTTTTGTATATTAGAAACACCTTTACCAACTTTTGATTTTGGTGAAGATTCTTCTCTTTTTAATTCTAACCAACGATTTTCAGCCATCATCATACCACTAATATCTGCAATTTCTGCACCCGGTTCTTTTTTAGCTGCGGTTGGTTTTATTGGCAATGCTTCATCTTTACTAGCAGGCACATCACCCAATGCCCAATCCTTTTCACCTTCATCTAAGTTATTTACAACAGTTCCACCAGTAACACTAGCTAATCTATTGTTTTTCTTTTTGGTTTGACCAGGCTTTGAAAATGCAGCTGGGGTATTATATCCAGCAACAGCACTAGTTCCAGTCATTTCATCCAATTCTTTTTCAGATTGAATTTCTTTAACAATAGTTCTAATTATTTCTTTTAGTCTAGCTTCCATTATTTTACTTTAGATTTAAGTTCTTTGATTAGCTCATAAGAAAGCATAATAGATGAAACTTGATTATCGGATACACCTTTACCCATTTTCATTTTTTCTAAAACGGAAATAGTTTCTGATAATTTAATAGTAGTAACTTTATCCGCTACCTTTGATTTAATAGATTTTAGTTCTGCTACTATTTTAGGAAGTTCGGATAAAACGTAATCTTTGAATTTAGTAGTATTAGTAATGTTATTAATATACTCTTTTAATAAATTCTTTTGAGAATCATCTAAATTTGTATATTTTTTATTAAAAGTTTCTACAAGGATTTTATAGGTAAGTAAACGTAGGTCTTTGTCTTGTTGTTTATAGGATTCAATCAACTTCTTATCTTCCGTTGGTTGAAGTTTTTGAGAAGGTTTTGAGGTAATATTTTCGATTAACGTTACTTTGGAATTAAAAATATCTTTAATATCATATCCACTTTCCCTTTTAGATTCAAATACTTTATATATTGATGCTAAAACTTTATAATTAGTTATAGGTGATGAAAGGAATTGTTCAATATCAAATTTAGCAGAAACCTCTTTAATAAGATTAAATTTCTCCTTTGATAACGCCGATTGATTTAATTTAGCATGTGCATCACATACTGTTTCTACCAGTCTATCTGCTTTTGTTTCGGAACTATACTTTTCCTTTAACAATATATCATATAGACGCAATTCTTTGTTTAACTCTGTGTTTGGCCCAAAGAATTCTCTTACGATGTTTTTAGCGTTTTCAGTCTTATCGCCATTAAGAACTTCTAATGTTATTTGTCTTACTAATAATTCAAATAACACCCCAGTGTTCTTAAACTTGGAATGTTTAATTTTTTTCATTTAATTACCCTATATTTAATCTACCCTATAAACTAACACATATAAATATAAACAAATTTTTCTTTATTAAATTTTAGTGTCATCTAATAGGTTTTTTTCATCCAACATATCAGTTTTTTCGCTCAAAATCTTCCTTTTCGCTGAAATTCCGTTGATATATTCTCTTGCTAACTTTTTTGCGTTTGTATTTAAGTTTCTATCATCTCTCTTTCTTTCCTTATGATTTTCCATATCACCTAATGGGTCTCTACCATACGGATGCTTATCTTTACCATAAGTATTTCCTTCTCTTGGTCTTCCAACTCCCCTATTTAATTCAATCTCAGTCTTTAATTTACCAATTTCTTCTTCTACATTTTGAGGTTTTGGTGGATTAGCTGGGTCTTGTCCTTGTTGTTCGATTGATGTATGTCTGAATCTATCTTTAAGGTCTAATATTACTTTAGCTCTCTCAATATCAACCTCATCTTGCGATAATCCAAAGATATTATGATAAGCCCAATCCGATGATAACATATTAAGTGCTTTTGCATCACTTGCCAATCTTACCTTCTCACTCCATAAATTAACCTTCTCTTGTTCATAGATTGTAGAAGCATTGGTAAGCATTAATTCAAAGTTTGTCATTTCTGAATCTTCTATACCTTGCGCTGCTAAGTGTACAATTGCTATTTTAGTTAATTCACTAACAACTGTACGTTGGATTCTCTCAATAGTTCTAGCAAAACGAACATCTTCAGCTGCTAAAGTAGCCTTACCATTAACATTCTCATCGTATGATAAGTAAGCCTTTGGTACTCTTAATGCTGCAAATAATTTACCTCTCAAATACTCAATATCCTCAATAGCCGCATATTCTAAACCTTGTAGGTTTTCAATATTTGTACCACTATCACTACCACGAACTGGTAGGAAGAAATCTTCAGTAAGGTTTTGTATGTTGTATTTTAAGTTGTAATCACCAGTATCTTTATTAACAAATGGAGTTTTTTTCATTTTGTTAATAATCTTTTGCATGTAGTTATCAACTTCTACCGGTGGAATATTACCAATATCAATTTTAAATATTCTTTTTTCAGGTGCTCTCATAATACGATGGATTAACATCGCATCTTCCATAAGAGATAATTGTTTCCAAATTCTTCTAGCACCCTCTACCATTGATTTACCATAAGGTAGGAAATTGGTATCTGATAACATTCTGAAGTGAGCCATTTCATACTGCTCATATTCTTTTTTACCAAATCTATCTAATTCTACTTTATACTTAACATAATTTGCATTGTTAGGGTCAGTACCTTCTAATCTCTCAACATTATATGTTGAATGTGGCATACAATTTATAATACCCTTACCTTCTGCAATTTCCAATGCTAAAAAAGCATCTCCATATTTTACAAGGTTTCTAACCCAAGGCCATAAATTAAATTCTATGTTCATTATATCATAGAATAAATTATGAAGTAATTCTCTTACATTTTCGTTTGTAGATTTGATTTGAAGTACATCACCATATTCGTTCTTAGTTGTACTTTCATCAGCGTATATATCTAAGGCAGATGATATAATTGGGTCTTGGTCCATAGCATCATAATCTCTAAAAAGTTCTCTACGAACTTGATGATATGCCATTGATTGTGCACCCTGACTTGTTTCATAATAAGACCTTTGTAATTTAGTATATCTATCTCTAAGATTTACAAAGTTTGTATTATGCTGACGGTCTTCTGTATCTACAACTTTTCGTTTTCCATCCTTATCAACCGTTACAATTGCATTGGTTGCGAATAGTTTTTTAAGTCTACCAAAGAAACTTCTATCGTCTAATTGTTGTTCTTCTGCCATAATTTATTTTACCATTTTCTACAAGACCAATATCTTGCTTTTGTTCTAGGACCGGGATTATCACAATTGTGTCTTGCTCTGAAATTAGCTCTCCTTTCAGGATTATCTTTTTTAATATTCATACCCTTTTGTCCAAAGTTTACCTTAATCACCTTTCCAGTTTTTGGGTTTTTAACATAAACTTTAAATTTCTTAACATCACCTTGAGATGGTTTACCCAACTTTACTTCTCTACCCTGATACTCTGCTTCGAATACACAAGGACAATTAGCTTCGGTTAGTTCATTTGAATAAGATTTTAAATATGAAATAAAATCATCCATATCTTCTTGTTCAACATCCAATTCATCATAATCATCAATTGGATTGTCTTGCGGTGTATCTCCCATAGCGTAAGCTTGGTCTACATACTCATCTTCGGTTAGGATATTTGTTAATCTAATCATAGAATTTCTATTTTGACATTATATAACATAAATATCGCAAAATATCAAAACACTACTATTTTTTACAACCATTGAGATAAATCCTCAAAATCATCTCCAATTCGCATCTTCCAAGGATTCTCATCCATATTACTACCACCATATACACCCGAATGCTGCATGTTTGATGATATACCACCCATTGCTCTTTTAGTGAGGTCTATACCTTCTTGTTTTAAACGAAGTGCTGTATCTCTAACCCATAATCCAATACAAAATGCCATTACCAAGTCATCGTTATAACTTTTCATTGCTTCCGCTCTACCATTGTTAAATATAAAAGTAAATAACTCATCTATTAAACGATTAGAACGAACTACAACTGCTTTTTCTCTAAAGTATTCATCTAATTTAGAAACAATTAATGGTCTAGTCTTAGATGTTGTTGAGAAACCAGCAACCATCTGTCTTTCATCCGCACGATATTTATTCCTCATTTGATGCTCAATATCTACATATTTCAAATCCTTACTCATATAGAATAGGTTTTTATATTGTCTATCAATCACCTGTTGGATACACGCCCATCCGATATTTGCGTTCTCTATTACAAGAAGTGCATCATTATATTGTGTAGATAATTCAACTAAAAAGTTTCCAAAATCCTTTGTATCCACCTTACCTTTATATTCGGCAACCTGTGTACAAGTATTTATTTCCATAACATGAGCTGCGGAATAATCCGAGCCATCACCCCTAGCCACATCGGCAATAACCATATAAGAACCACCAGCGGTTGGATATTCCCATCTCCATAAGTTACCATCAAACCCAGTTTTTTCTAATGGGTCTTGGCAAAATGATTCTTTATAAAACATTAATAATTCTGGGTCAATTACGGTATCACCAGAAGATACGAAGTCACAATCACATTCTTGTGCTGCTTTCTTTGCTCCTAATAATTTCTCTTGTTCATCCCTCCAATCTTGCCCTCTTTCTGGGTGAACTGTCCAATGTAATCTGATTGTATTGAATGGGTTAGTACCTTCTTCAGCTGATAACCAAGTTTTATGAAACCAATTACCCACACCATTTGGAGTAGAAAGTGCAATACAACTACCACCCGTTGAAAGTGTTGATTGTGCGGATGTCCAAATTTCATCAATATCACCAATAAAGGCGGCCTCATCAAATATTAGAAGTGATAAGGCTTCAGAACGTCCAGCATCAGGAGATGATGCAATAGCCTTAATTTGAGAACCATTTTGTAGTTTAAGTGAAAGTTTGTTATCTTCCAAAGAACCTCCCTTAAGCCAACTAGGAAGTAATTCATGCATTACTCTAACCTTAGTTACTAAGTTTTTTGCTACATCTTGCTTTGTTGCGATAACCAATACGTTGAAATCACTATTAAATAGCATTTTCCAAAGTGAATATCCAGCCGATAAAGTTGAGATACCAGTTTGACGAGATTTTAGAACTATGTTAAATCTGTTTCCTGCAAATTGTGTTAGGGTACTTTCCTGAAATGGGAAAAGGTGAAACGGTATCTTACCTCTCACCGGATGTTGAATCATACAATATTTTTTCATAAAGTGAATCGGGTCTACCGCACACTTTTTGTATTCATCTGCTATAATCTCTTTAAGAGATTTTTTTTGTGTTATACCAGTACTCATATTAATCAACTGGTGGTTTAACTAAATCGTAACCTTTATCTTTTAACTTATCCCAAGCTTCGTTTCTTAATTTGATTGCCTGTTGGATTTCTTCTTCGAATCGTGTAATATCTGTAAGGATTTCTGCCTTCAATTCATTCACATCTCTTTCCATACTCCACTTTTCAATTGTACCATCTTCGTTTACAACTTCGTATTCTTGCTTAGCATCATTGTATGCTTGTTGAAATTGAGAAACTACATCTTTACCATAAGAAATCATATTATTATATATCTTATAATCTTCGTATGCTTCCCATAATCCATCATGTTTAATTTCAACTTCTTTTATCGTAAGACAATGTAAACAATAACCTGTTTTGGATATTAATTTTTTATCAACCCTTCCGTATTTTATTGTTTTACAATTATCAGATTTACAAGTATTCAATGCTGCTAGATATGCTCTTGTATCCGCCATTATATCTCCCAATTCGGATACTTCTATTTTACCGCCAGCATGCTGTTCCCAAGACTTGCCATTTTCATCAGTCCATCTCTCTCCAACTTTTCTTTTTACCTCTTGCTTATCAGCTCCTGCAAATGATACAAACGCTTCTTTTTGATATTCACCACCGGATAATACCATATCTACCAACTTTCTACGAGTTGGATGCATAAACTTTTTATTGAATTCCTTTGCCATATTACTTACAATATATTTGTATATATAAGTATATCAAAATTCAGAAAACGATTAACTATCGAAGAAAATACCTAAAATTTGATTTAGGGGTGCGAATGCACCTGTTAATTTGTAAGTGTTACCACTATATACAAATACAATACCTTCATTTGGTACAATTTTATCAAATCCACCCAATGCGTTTAAACGTTGTAGTTCTAATTTAAGTTTTTCAATCTTTTTAGGGTCACCACTTGCTTTTACTTGTTGAATTGTAGATTCTAAACGAGCTACCATCTGTCTTTTTGCTGATTCTGGATTTGCCGTAAGTACCGAACTCATAAATGATAATACATCAGCACCAACTCCTAAGAATATCTCCTCAAATCTCATTAGATTTTGTTTTGATATTTTTTGTTGGTCTTGCTTATCTATTTGTTCAGCCCAAGCTCTTAATTTAGGGTCTTGTATTGTATTGATACGGAATGATTTATCACCGAATGCCCATCTCTTTACTAATCCTATTTTTTCTTGTGCATCTAATTTCTTTCCACCCTTTTCTACAAACTTACTCCACCAAGCCTGATGATATTCACCTACACCATCATTATCAGATAATCCAAATTCTGATTGTAGTTTTGAAATCATTCCTAAATACTTTCCTTGCAATTTGGTTAGTTGTTCTGATTTGGGTAACTTAGTCATTGGTGGTCCTTGTATTGTGTACTTAGATTGTACATGCGCATTTACTTGCTTAATCATTCCACCTAATATACTTGCGGCTTGTTGGTTCTCTCCAATTATATTACCAGCATCATCATATTCAAATGTACCATGAAATACTAATAGAGGTTGGTTATATGGAATTACGTTTACTGATGTTGGGTATATTACTTCCAAATTCATAAAACATGCACCATCCTTAAAAATCTTTTTTCTTTGTGGTTCGGATAGAGCTGCTATTGCTTTAGATAAATCCTGCATAGCGAAGTTGTAAGCATCAGTTAAACCACCCCTACCAGCAAACTTATCGGCTACCTGTCCTATTGTCATAGCGCCAGCTCCTTTGCTTTTTAGATGTGATTTGTTACGTGCTGCAACTAATCTACCATTTACCCAACTAACTGCCAATGCTTGTCCATCAGTCTTCTCTCTGGTTAATTCTAAATCACCATTAAGAGCCTTTGTTACAATTTGTTTTAAATCACCAAAGGTAAGATTCATTTCAATATCAAACGGATGATTCATGTGACCATAAGCCCCACCTTCTAATAATAGAGATTCGTTTATTGATTCCTTCTTTAGTGAATCTATTTGTTTTTTAATTTTATCAATCTCTGCTCTAACTTTCATTTGTGCAGGAGATTTTGGCATCAGTTTAAAAGCCTTATTATATAGTACTACAAGTTCTTTCTCTAAATCTTTTAATCCCTCTTTTACTGGAGTATATTCTTCACTACCATCACCATCTAATTTAGATTTTAATTTCTTAGCATCTTTTGGATTTGGTGCTCCATTAATATATCCACCTGGTAAAGATAATCCTACACCTGCTCCGCCACCAAGTCCCATCTCATCTATTAAATTATCAAAATCTTCAACTATTTCTTTTATATCTTCTTTTGAAATTATTTGTGGTTTTTGATTTTTAGGAAGTTCCCAAAATCTTTTAGGTTTTTCCAATGGTTTACTTCTATCAGTTTCTTGCCAATCTTCAACACTATGTGGGTCATCTGCCGGATTTAGTGTACTTTGAACTACATTCTTTAATTTATAATAAGCTTTTCTAAATTGAGTTTCCGTATCTTTTGATTTACCTTTACCCCTCATAGCATCTGCTTTTGGAATATCAAGTTGGATATATCCACCTTGCTTATACCAACCTTCTGGTTTGGCCGTATTTAATATTCTTGGTTGTCCATCTGCCACAAATGATGTATCAGGTTCATCTCCTCCAGTAAATCCTGCATTAGATGCTGCTTCTTTTAATTCTTCTTTTTTAGGAATTCGAAATGTTACTGCTTTCTTACCATTAATTGTTGGCATTCCCCACTCATCACTTCCTATATTTTTAACAATTACTTTTTTGTTTTTGAATTTGCCCATTAGTAAAGTATCTCCAACCTTTACATTTAATTTAATTTCTTCATTGATATATTCTTTTAGTTTTTTCAACTTAAGAGTAATCATTTTGAAAATTTGGTCATCAAACTTTGGATATGCTTTTATAAAGTTTTTCTTTCTTTCTTCTTCATTACCAGCACTTAACCAATAACGAACATCAGTACCACTAATTGCATTTGGTTGTGCAGGTGCTGCATAGACATATCCTTTATCTAAATACCCTTGTTCTATCTTACCTTTATATGGCGTGAAGTATTTACCACTTAAACGTGAGGAATCCTTTTCACCTACCACAGTTATAAAACCAGTAGTATCTGAATCAAATTTATTAAGTATTTCTTGTGGAGCGTATGGGTTTTTAATTTGTACAATTTTATTTGATGAGATACCAAACATCTTCATCATTATTGCCTTCTTTTCTTTAAACCCAAATGGAGATTTTTTATTATCGGTTACATCGGAAGTTCCTATATAAACATTATCTTTTCCGAATTTTTTAACCAAATGGTCATACGTTGCGTAGTGACCCTTATGAAATGGTTGAAAGCGGCCCGAATAGACAACAACTACTTTGTCCATTTGAGCCGCTTCTCCCAATATTGTTTCAACCAAAAATTTTGCTAATCCTTTCATATAGTTTTCTTACTATATAAATATTAGGATTAATCTTTTACAACTTTCATATCATTCGAGTTTGCAGATTGTTGTTTTTGTTGTTCTGCTAATTGCCTTCTTGATGGTGCACCAGGTTGATATTGAATTACACCATTTTGTAAATCAATTCTACCTTGTGGGTATTTATCATCTAATGCATCAACAATTTGCTTTAATTGAGCATTTAATGATTTAAACTCATCTTTACCAGATTGTAAAAAGTCATCCAATCTAACTAATTCTTCTTGAATTTCTTCTTTTCTGATATAAATTTGTCCAAACTCACTAATAATATTAGCTGATTTTTGATTTAATTCTGTGATATTTTTTAGAATATCCTCATCTAATTTTACTATTTCAATCTCAACAGATTGCTTTTGTGGGATGTTATCTAATCCTGCCATAAATTTTTGTTTTATTGTTTTTATATATATAAGTATATTATTTTTAAATTTTGAACACAGAAACTCCTTTTTCTTTCACAACTTCACCAGCACAATAATTTCCCCACATAATAGATTCATCAACATTATTAGAATCTAAATATTTTGATACAAATCCTGCTACAAAGGTATCACCTGCTCCACTCACGTCTGCATTTTCTATTGGAATAACTGGATATGTGGTATGTCTATATGTTGTTCCTTTTTTATCAAGGGTACATATAATTTTATCAAATAACCACTCATTATCTCGTATAATATCCTTACTATTTGCCCACTCCAATCGGTTTACTTTGATGAATTTTAAATCCACACACCAATCTCCCAATTTCTTTTTGGTATCAGCAATAACTAAATGGTGCATAGATGCTATTTTAGCAATATCTTCTTCTTCTAAAAATCCTTTACAATAATCAGATATTATAATTGCTGAGTATTGTTTCAAATCAGGCAAATCATCAATATTGATTCTATTAACCGAATCGTTTTCATCTACTCTTAAATACAATTCATTTGTATCTTCATTAACATAACGAGTTTTTATTATGTTATCGTTATCGGAAAACATATCAACATCAACACCCATAGCTGCTAGATTATTTGTTGTATTAGCTGCCATACCAACTCCATACTTTTCATATTTTGGAATAAATACAGGGCCCCTTCCCTCTGGAGATTTTCTTTCTGATGTTCCGTATATAAAAATATCCGTGCAACTTTCTCCTATAACTAATACTTTACTCATCATCTAAAAGTTTTGTAGTACTAAATCCTTCTAATTTACCAAAGAATTTTATTTCTTTTGCATACTCCCCACCAATGATAGGTTTGTACATATACTCATCACCAATTACAAATATATCAGGTTCATATTCTTGTAAATGTTTTCTTAAAGAATCATCACTATCAAACACTACAATCTTATCTACGCCCTCTATTTGTAATAAATTAAATACTCTTTGTCCTTCTGTGTGAAACGGTCTACCCTCGCCTTTCATCTTTTTAATTCGTTCATCAGAATCAATACCTATCATTAAATCTCCTAAAGATTTTGCGTAATCTATCAACTTAAAATGTCCATAATGTAGAACATCAAAGCACCCATTTATCCAAACCTTTTTCATTATAAAAACTTCTCCAATTCTTTAATTACCATTTCAGATGTAATACTTTTAGTACATTCAAATTGTCTTTCAGTACCTTTATGGTCAGGACACCAATTCCAATCACCAGCATTTAATCGTAGCCTATTAAAACAACCCTCACATTTTCCTTTTGGTGCAGTAATTCTGATACAATCTTGCATCTCCGCCCAATCATAGGAAAATCCACTCACTAATACAGTAGGTACATCCAAAGACCAACTTAACCAACTTAAACCACTACCAATACCAATAAATGCTTTTGATTTTTTTAATTCATCCATCACCAATTCAATAGGTCCGTTTGGGTGATGTATAATTCCTTTTGGTAATTTGTTACCCATATAATCATCACCTTCTTTTGATACTAATTTTACCGTATATCCTTTATTGTTTAACCAATCTACTACATCTTGCCAACCGGTTGGATTATTCCAAAATTTAGATTGAGCTGTTCCGAATACTCCAATACATACTTGTTTTATTTTTTCCAAAGGAGGATTTTTTCTTTGTAATTTTGGTTTTATTTCTTTATACTCCAATCCCAATATATCAGAACACATTTTTTGAAGTGTTACTTTTTTTGGGTCAATTGGATTTTTAAATAAGTTTATAGAATCATCTTCATTATAGAATAATCCAATACAATACATAGCATATAATCCACCCGCAGTATCACCCGGTTTTATAAATTCTATATTTGTATATTCATTGGAAAAGAAATCATTCATAAAGGTTGATGCAACTAATTTACAATTATGTTTTTTTCTAAATTCTTCCAAATATGGAAACCAAGCTAATGTATCTCCCAATGCTCTAGAATCCAATGCTATATAAACTTTTTTACCTTCTGCTTCGTAATTATATTCTGCCCAACGTTTTCCATTTTCATAAATTACAATTTTCCAATCTACAAAATATTCTATGCTACATTTACACCAACAATTATTTCCTATTGTTGATTTAAATAAAACTTTATTATCTTTTCTATCTATAAATTCAACAATATATTCTGCCTTTTTTTGTCCTTTAATTTCAACAAAAGGTCCTTTTACAAAGTGATAATGAACTTTGTTTTCTATATCAATTTTATTATTTTTATTTTTTACCAAATTATCGTATATCATTAACTCCAAGTTTTAACTGTTAAATCCAATAGGGAAAATCCTTCTGCTTGTTTACTATACACTTTGTTTGTTGTGTATCTTGGTTTGGGGTGATTATAGAATACATGATTGAACCAAAGGTCACCCACATCCCAGCCACAATCTTTTATTCTATCTAACCACCATTCCTTCGTTCGGTTTGGTATTAGATAAGCATGTGCTAGGTCTTGATTAAATGCTGTTTTTGAAAATAGTTCATCTATTTTTTCTTTACCTCTTGATGGATTATCCGCCAATGATATATAATACACATCATGTAGTTCTGAAATAAAACAAGCTCTATGTACAATTTCTACAAATTCTTCCAACCCAGTGTAAATAAATGCATCTGCTTCAAATATTAAAGTGTAATCAAAGTTTTGCGTATCTATCGTTTCCAATGCCCCTCTATGTGCCAAATAACATCCATAATGCCTACCAGTCATCCAACCCAAACCAGCACCAGGATATAATTCACCTGGCTTATTATCTTTACTTATATGTTCAGGTCTTCTACAATTATCAGCAGGTGCTAATCCTTCATATACTTCATTAACAATTGGTTGATATATCATTCCATACTTTTCTAATTGCTTAATAGATTGAATACTAACCATTTCCCTCATATCATCAGGCCTAGTCAATAAATGCTTTATTTGAATACGTGGTTTCTTACGAATAAATGAACGATTGCCTCTATTAATCTGACCATAAAAATATTCGTTTGATGCTCTAGTAACTCCTTCAAATACACCATAATCATCGCCTGTTATATATCCGCCTGGTTTAACTTTATTATACCAAACTTTCAAATCATCCATAAGAGCTTCGTATGAATGCCCAGCATCTAACATTATGAAATCTATACTGGAATTTGTAAATTGGTTTGCTGCGTTTTTTGATGTATCTTTTATTATATTAAATGTACCATAGTTTTTTGATAATGTGGTATTATCTATAAATTCATAGAATATATCACCAGTAAAACTATTTACTATTGTTTGATGCAATTCCTCATCATCAGTTCCTTTAAAAGTATCAATGGTTGTAAAATTTATTTTCTTATCAGATTCTCTTATTTTAGTTGCTAAATAGTTTGTGGATTTCCCAAACCAAGCCCCAACTTCAACTACATTTGCATTTTCAGGTACTTTTTCAACCAACTCATCGTACAAATCAGTATAAGAAAACCAACCAGGTATTTCATTGAATTCGGGTTGTAATTTTTCTAATATAATTCGTTTAGTTAGTTTTAAATCATCATCAATATAACTAACCAATTCGTTTGTATCGTAGGTATCTAAATAAGTGTGCAACTTTCGGAATAACGATGGCATCTTATATGAAAGTGCTTCCTTGACTGATAATGGATTTAATTCTAATTTAGATGAAAAGTAAAACAAATCACATGCAGAATAGAACGTATCTACATCATCTCTCTCACCCCATACGATACAATTATCGGGCTTATATTGCATAAGTGGTTTCCAATAATCTTCATAGTTCATAGCTTGATTTCCTACAAAGTGAAATTTTACTTTGTATTTTTCCAACTGCCTTGCTATCTGAAATATTTCAGCTTGGTTTTTGCCAGGTGAAAATAAACCAACATTAAGTACGTGCTTCCAAGTTGGGTCTAATCCCAATTGTTTTTGTGCAGCTTCTTTATCAAAAGTATATTCTTCAATTGGATATTCCCATATATCCAAATCAACTCCTAAATTAGCTTCTTCAAATTTTTTCTTACTCCATTCAGAAACTAAAACATATTTGTCTGGTTGGTATTGTATTTCGTTTGGATTTGTAAAAGAACCATGTGTTGTTGCTATTATAAAATAATCCCTATGTTCAACGAATATATCATCCAATATATTAGTTGCCAAATCAAATTCAGGTATTTCTTGAAAATGTATAATATCAGGTTTAAATTCCTTAATTACATTTAAAATTTCAGATTTATCACTACCCAATGTATGAACAATTGCTAATGATTTAATTCTATTTTTTTGAACTACATAAGCATCACCACCACTATTATTTATTTCAACAACTTCTATTTCAAAGTCATTTATAAAGTGTTTTATTTGCTTGTATGTGTATTGTGGTTGTCCTCCCGTTGAAAGATGCGGGCAGACATAAAGTAACTTTTTCTTTGCCATATTGTAACAAATATACGAATTTATTTTTGAATTACCAAATTTATTTTTTAGAAAGTGACAGTACCTTCTATTAAATCAATTTCACCATTAGGATATTGCCTTTCCAAACCAGATAATAATGAATTTAATTGTGCGCTTGTATTTTCAAATTCAGTTTCAACTACCAACAATGATGTATTTAGTTGCTTTATATCTAAATGCAATTGTCCAGCATTTATAATTAATTCGTTTTTTCTATTGTTAAGTTCTCTTAGTTTTTCTACCAATGAAACTTCTAATTTTTCAGTTGTCATATTTTGTTTTTAATTGTTTGTATTGAAAAAGAAAACTTGAAAAAGTCTTCCAGATATTTTATTTTTACCAAAGTAATCCATCGATTTATGAAACATTGATGCATCGTATAAAATCAATCTATTAAATTTGTTTGATATTACATCAGTCAATTCCCATTTTGTCATATCTTTATAATCTCTCAAATATGGGTGATTCAAATCTTTTTCAGTTGGTACATCAGTTTCATGTACAAATCTATCAATCGATGTTTGTTTATGCCTATAAAATCCAGTTCCAGCAGATGGTGGTGCATTTGGTGTTAAATATAAAACACCCGCCCATTTAAACCCACCATCGGAATGAATCCATGAATGATGTTCTTCAGTTGTATATTGAAATGAACCACAACTTGAATCCTCTCCATCATTCCAATCGGTAATTTCACCAGCATACGGAGATATAACATATTGAATAGCTTCCTTAATTGTATCGTTTAAAAAAGATTTAGTTCTATATCCAGGAAAGTTACCCTCAATATCAAAGTTTTGATTTAATGCAAATTTTCTTACATCAAACGGATTTGAGTAAAAATCATCAATTGTAATTATACTTAATTTTTGTGCCATAACTTATTTAGTACATATAAATATATAAATATATTTAAAACGTATTACAATGAACCACTAATATACGCTTCTAAGGCTTCAACTTTATCCATCAAAATTTGAACAGTTTTAGTTAAAGGTACTACAATTCTATCATACGATACGGATTCTAAAACAGATACACTTCCACTTACACCATAATTACAAAATCTTCGTAATTCAGGATCCTTATCCAACCATTCTGCAATAAATCCTCCTTGTTTACCAACATATTCTTTTGCATTTTCCATTAATGGATAGTTTTGAGAATAATCTTCTTCCTCATCACTATCAACTGAAGCTAATGGGGTAAATAAAACAGGTTTAATACGTCTAATACTTTCATACGCGGAAGTAGGATAATCTTCTATATCTTTCTTTATTCTAATTGTAGATGAATCTGATATTAATTCACGACCCGTACTGATTCCAAATTTTGGTGTACCCGGTCTTAATCTGGCAGTTCTAGATGGTGAACCTTGTGCAGGGAAGTTAGCACCTATAAGTACTGATTCAGTACCATTAGTACCCATACGAATTCCAGCAGCAACATTTTCAGTTCCAATAAATCCACCGTTTACCATTAAGTTATTTCCAGTTCCGGATAGTAAAATATCACCATCTAATACTTGAATTGATTTACCGCTTGCATTCGTATTTGTAATTCTTAATCCGGGACCAGTATTACTAGTCTTTATATCAATCATCGGGTCCGATGTTGTTCTTTGAACCTTTACATAGTTATCCGCATTAGCAACAACTAATATACCATCTTGACCAATTTCAGTTTGTTGTAATGAACGATTAAATGTTTGAGCTTGTGGATTTAAACTTCCTTGGAATTCAATTAGACCATCGGCAATATATCCTTCAACAACCACTTTTATATGCATATAATATGTACCAGCTTCTGCAAAATAAAGAGAACTTTGAAATCCATCATTAAAATTAATATATGCCTCATATCCTCCAGAATATACACCACCATTAGCTAATACAATACTATTTATTTGTGTTCCTGATAAATCATCAGTTGTCCAAATTTCACCAATAACTTCTACAGTTATACTACCATCAAAATTAAAATCCGATTCTACTGTTAAACTATTATTAGAACCCCAATCTAAATTACCAGTTGTTGTGTATAATCCTTCAGCTGAAACGGAAAATCCCGTTGAATCAAATAACTGCCCAATATTAGTATAGTTGTAATACCCCATTCCCAATTGCTCTCCGGTAAAACCAAAACTAGATATTGGGTCTATTGTTACACCAGTACCTCCACTACCAGGAGTAGAAATAGTACCCTGTTTAATAATAACTCTTTGTGTACCAGTTTCACTTATAGATATAACTTTTGAGTTTGCGTTTAATACAATTGATGCGTCTTGGTCTTGGAAGTTACCTTCAACCACTCGCCAGTTACCAATTTCAGATACTAAACTATTATCAGTTTGTATTTTACCTTTAATACTTAAGGTGTTGTTATCCCAATTTATCGAAGGAAGTCCGGATGCTATTGTATTTCCAAAACGGAATTGTCCATCATTTGCCATATAGAATCCTGAAGTTCCAGCATCCAATCCAGTTGCGCCAGATGAACGAATAAAACCACCTACAACTACGTTTCCAGCAAAGTTTCCGGTAGCCGCTGATATATCTCCTCTGAAAAATGCGTTGCCGGCAGCATTAACCGAAAATCCTTGAGTTCTGATTGTACTACTTGCTAAATCTATAAATGTACCTGCATCTGAGAAATTACCCGCCGTATATGCATAATTAGTAGAAGTAATTAAATTTGTGGCTACACGTGATGTTACAATTGCACCGGGCCCAATATATGTAAGAGCAGATGTTCCAGCATTAATTGCATCAATTGCTGCCATTGCACCCAATGAATCTCCAAACAAATCAATTGCAGTTTGTGCATTAGTTCCTGCAGTTGCTATTGCTGCAGCTTGAGCATTTGATGCAGCCGTATTTGCAAAATTTTGAGTTGCAGCATCTCCACCGGTTACAGTAATATCTCCGGCAATTTGTAAACTACTTCCATCCCATTTAAGGAATCGGTTACCAGCGGTGTTCATAATTGAAAATCTTCCAGTTGTACCCGCTGCCCCTTGTTCATAAATACCTAAGAAAATACCAGGTCTTTCATAACCAATAACAGCACCACCAGGATTTAATGTTGTACCGCTTCCACCCGATGTACCAATTGTTGCATTCTGTCCAATAGCAATATACGGGTCAGTTCTACCACCCGCTATTACAATATTTGCAAATGCTCCAGTTCCGTTTTTAGTACCAACATTGATTGTATTCTTAACATACGATTCTTCGAATATTGCAATCTTAGCCGCAACAAAGAATTCTTCTTGTCCTAAAAATTCCCAAAAATCAGGTTGTGTATCTGGTTGTTTTGCCCCAATTAAATTAAATCCAGAAGGTGGAGAACCCCCAACATAAAATGTAGATGTTAATGGATTTACATAAGTATTTGGCCCAGAACCACTAACTGATGCGTAATAGTTTGTAGCTCCCGGAGTCGCATTATAAATAACTGCATCTCTACGATTATTTGTATTCTCTACTTGTCCTATGTAATCCGTTTCCGTACTCCATTCACCCCTCATAACAATACCAGGCCCTACTGCTCCTTCAAATTGTACTGATAATGATTGTGTTTTAAATAATGTAGTACCGGGTCTAGAAATACTTCCGGAAACATATTCACAATCTATTTGATAAACAATTTCACCAGTAAGATTATTTTCAGGATCATTCCAAGATATTATAGGTGGCATTGATGCCGTTACCTGATTACCTCCCAGTCTAGCATTTGGTGTATTATATGGAGGTTGTAATCCTAAATGACTTGAATACGAAAGTATTGAAACTACATATTGTTCTTTATAACCATACTCATCATACGCATCCCACTGTCCTCCAGTAAATCCATTTGGTCTATGTCTAAGTTGTACATTACCTCTTGATGCTTTTATTGTATTTCCAGTATTGTTAAATTCTAATTCACCAGAAACTCTATATACCACCGAACAATTATCATTCTGCATATAAACATTATATGGTGCAGGTGGTTCAAATTGTACTGCTAACGATTGTGTTATAAATTGAGTTTGTCTATTATTTTCAAAATCTACTTTGTAAACAATTTGAGCAGATTGTGAAACTGCCCACTTTCTCCAGTCTAACAAATTTGGTGCAGCTGCTGGTGTGGTTGTAAATCTACTTATACTTTGAGTTACCCAATTTGGTTTAGAATGTATAGATGCTGATGAAAATCCCAAATTACCAATCAATTCACCTAAATAATCATAATCAGTTGGAAATATTGGAGCAGGGTATCCATTATTTGTTACAATACTATTTGTTACATTTTGTAATTGAGTTACTCCCTTAAAAGTATTCAATGTTATTGCAGTACCTGTTAAGTTTTTTTCCCAAAGGTCACCACTTATTGATGCGTTTTCATTAGTACCAACAATTTTATATGCATCCGCTCCAGCTTTAATACCAGCAATTGTTAATTGCCCTTCTGCTTTAATATCAGATGGTAGTAAACTTCCAATAGATGGTGCCTTACCATCCGTTATCTTTACTTTCCAAGTTTTATTTTGACCAGGTCCTACTGCATCCGATGCATCTATCGAAATAAATGCTTCTTTTGAACCAGGTGTTGTTTCTGGTATAGGTCCATCGTAATAAGTTTCACTACCATCTTCCTCTAAAAAGAAAAAGTAAAAATTAGGTCCAACTTGTCCTAGTTCACCAGATGAACCAGTAACATTAAAAGCCGTTGCAACTAAATCTATATTACCATCAGGAGATGTTTTATATCCATCTCTATTAAAATTTACTGTATATGTTGATGCCTTAAAATCGACTGAACGAGCATTTGGTACTGATACATTTTTTGTAAATGTTTGTGTACGAGTAAAAATAGATGATGTGTATTCATGTCCGCTTCCTAATGCAAATGGATATACTTGAATTGTATATAATGCACTTGCCGAAACGTATGGATAGTCAAATCTATTATAATTTATAGTTGCCGTACTCAATGATGAGGATGATAATGAACCTGTTCTAATATTCCACACAGAACCACCTCTAGTTTCAATTGAGTTTATTCTCCAAGTACCAGGCAAATTTGATTGTGTTGTAAATCTTAAAAAGTCATCACCTTCTTTTACCTGTAAAGTTGTATTAGCGGGTGCATATCCTACCGGTGTTACGAATCCAACTTCATCAGCCGTTAAAGTTACGTTTGGTGGAGTTATTAGGATTTGAATTGGTGGTGGCCCTTCCAATACTTTTGTATATTGCTGAACCACACTAGCAGTATAAACTGATGATGTGTAGTATGGTTGTATTTCTAATGGATATGTAATACTTCCACTTAAATTAATAAATCCAGAAGATGCACTAATAATTAAAGATTCAGTATATGCATTATCAAAGTAAACTAATCCACCTGTAATATTTGATGCTGTTATAGAATTTTGTGCTATATGAAATGTACCAGGTTTTCTACTTCCAGTAAATGCCAAATATCTAGAACCTTGCTTTAATTTAATATCAGTTACCGTTGGTTTATAATCATTAACAATACCTCTTGAGTTTGCTGCCAATGCTACGGATGATGGAGTTACTTCGAATACAATACTTTCATCACCTGGCTTACCTTCAGGTACTATTGTAAATAATTTATCAACCGATACCGATGCCGAAGTCCAAGGTTCGGTATAAATAAAGCTTGTTAGTAATTGCTTACTTTGAGATACAGCCAATCCCAATGGATAAGTTGCTGCGTTTCCTCTTGATGGTATTATATTTCCAAATTCATCGTATGCTATAACACTAATATCAGGATTACAACTATGAGTTATATAATTTACCCAATATTCAGGTACAAAATCCACATTGATTGACATCGATGGATATACTTCAATAGAACAACTTATTGGTTCATCAAATCTACCTCTACGGAAAAATGATGCTGTTGCTGATGAGAATACAGGTTTGAACTTTGTTTCTGTTCTTGGGTTTATCGTAAATGTGTCGGCATCATATAATACAACACCAGCATCTAAACCATCCTGTAAATCGGTGAGAGTTAATACAGTCAACACCGATGCAGACGGGGTTGGTGAACCAGAAGGTATTAGATATAATGTCAATTGCCCTTCAATAGAATCTCTATTAAAAATTGCGTTATAGTTTAATTCACCAGAACCAGTTGTACCAGGTTGTAACCCTTTTATGAATCCACTTTGACTCGCATCATTAAGTGTAAGATATGCCGAACCAGATTGTACGTGAATTTGAGGTGCTGACCTTCCAGCTGGCAATCCTGCTCTAAGTTTAATTTCATTTACACCATCAATACGAATTGCTTGAACTTCTAAAGAACCCGATGGGTCAGAGTTTCTTATAAATTGTCCATTATAAGGTCTTAACTCATAATTCACACCACCCTTACCATCAATTACTCTTGTTATTATAATAGAATCTTCAACACCTTCACATTCGGCAGTGTATTCGATATATTGTACAACAATTTCTTCTAAACCCGGGTCTCTTGAACCTGTAAAGTTTTGTACAGTCAATCTAACCGTATCTTTATCCATATCTAGCAACTTACCAGGAAATTGCCAATGGTTAAATGGTGGTGATACTAACGAACTACTTAATGGAGTTGTAGCCCAATATGAAGTATCATACATTGAAGATGATAATTCGGTATTAAAAAAATCAAATGAACGAGATGTAAATGTAACAGACCCTGTTAGGAAGTTTTTTACAATATCTATAAAAATTGTAGTTGGATTTACAGGATTTCCATTACCAGAGCCAGAATCAAATTGAAAATATAAAGATGATGGCACTAATTCGATACTTTTATTTATACGATTCAGATTACCACCATCAAATGTTTTTGTTTCCGTTACAATTACAGGTATATAATTGTTATTTATATCATAAAATTGAAATAAAAATTCAAATGTTTCCTTTGGTAATGTTCTTGGAATTGGCTGTATAAATGATATTTCATTTGGAGAAAATGAAGTTTCTTGAGATGCTCTCAAACTAATATCAGATAAATACCAACCAGACCCTCTTACTTCTACATAAAGTTTTGGATTGTTAAACTCCTGTGATTTGAAATTTGCAGTAACATTTGATTTTTGTAAAATACTATTATCAGATGTTATTGTTAATATTTCTTGTGATACACCAGAAGTTATATTATTATTTGTTCTAGAACCACTTATATAAAATTTAATATAATTAGCTGGCGATATGTTTTGTAAGAGTCTTACATTAAAATCTAAAGTATATTCGGAATCTTTTGTTAAATCAATTGATTTAGATGTAAAGAATTGTGTTGGGGTTGCCGCATTACCATCCAACTTAACTGAATTGTATAAAAACGTTTGATTAAATTGTGTGCTTAAATCATTTGATGATGTTATCCAATAATTTTTAAAATTAAACGGGTCAAATATACCATAAAATTCTTCATTTTTAGTAGTTGATTCTAAATCTTTTAATAATTCATTAGATTCTAATTGAATTTCTTGTATAAATTGATAATCAGCTAAATCGGATTGTGACCTTCTATAAATTTTAACTCTGGCTACGTCACCAACAAAAGTTTCTAAATCAGAAATTGTTATTTTTGCAAAAGAACCAGTCAATGCAGTTGCTAAATTATCAACTCCCTCAACATAATTAAATGATGCAGTATATCTCTGATTTGAAAAGTCTTGAACTGTATTTTGAAATGCAGACCCTAATGGGTTTGGTGCAACGTATGGTGTTTTTACAGTTAAATCAGTTTTACTAATAACATCATCCGCTTCAGTAAATAATCCTAAATCAGTAAGTTCAATTCTAGTTCCAACAACAGAACCAGTCCAAGCACCCCCATCATTTATTTGTAATAAATAGTTTGTTGGGAGTGAATAATCAGATAATGTCTGACCTACTTCTGGTACTTGTGCAAAACCATCCACAAATCCCATTTGAACTACTGGGGTTACTACATTCGAAAATATGGGCTTTACTATTTCATTTATCGATACTTCAGGTCTACGATAGAATCTTACTTTATCTTCATTTGATAATAATTTATTTATTTGAAAATCACGCTCCCATTTAACATTATAAACATCTCTCCATTGTTCTGGAATATCTTGAGTTATACCATTATCATCAACAAAAGTTTTTAATTCTCCTAATATAGTAATTTTTGCATTACCAATTGGTGTATCTTCATATATATAAACCGCAATTACTTTAGAAATTCCTTCATAATATTCAGGAACACCATTACCAGGTTCATAATAAACCGGATTACCAGCAACATCTAAAATTTCAATTTTAATTTCAGTTGTTTCTTTTAAATGCTCAGAACCTTCAATTAAGAATCCATTTTTACCACCAGTAAACGTATCTTTAAATTCGGTTATCCTAAAATACCTAGAATTAGGTGTGGTATCCTTTATATATGTTTGAAATGTGGTTAAATTTTGGGTAAGGTTTTCCGCAAATTTCTTTATTATTGCCATAGTGTACTTATATTATTCTATGATAAATATTTGCTTAAATTTTTTATGTTTATAATTATATTAGAATTCTAAAGAAAACTAAAGAATGTTATGAAAAAATACGCTATGATACAAATTGATGCCGAAGTACATCAATTATTAAAGGAATTTTGTAAAGAGAAAGGATATAAAATAAGCGGATTAATTGAAACGCTTATAAAAGAAAAAGTGGAGTCTTCAAAGAAAACTCCACCTAAAAATGTATTACCGGTTATTAAAAATTAATTTTACTAAACCCATCTACTTTTTTGATTTCGATAAGTCCATCTACTATATCTCTCATTTGTTCTAAGTGAGAAATTACCCAAATAAAATCGAATTGAGTTTTAAGATACTGCATCATCATAAAGAGTGATGATAGGTTATCTGCATCCAATGTACCGAACCCTTCATCAATTACTAAGAAGTTAGGTCTAGGTAGGTTACAAATGTTAATTAGAGCCACTCTAATCGCTAATCCACTAATGAACTTCTCCATACCACTACACATCTCTAAAGCCCATTCCTGGTCCTCATAAACGATTCTAGCGTTAATGTTCTTTCCATCAGTATCCATTGAAATTGAGAAATCCACCACTTGTCCCAATATGTTATTCACTTCGTTTTCAATTGCTGGAAGCGCTTTCGATATTAGTTCGTATGGTACGCCATCCTTCTTAACTGCATCTAAATAGAATGTGTATAATTGGTTTTTAGTTTCCAATTCTTTTACTTCTTCCATTTTATCTTTCATATTATCTATAAAAGTTTTTGTTGCACCTACTTCAGACATCAATCGTAACATTTGTTTATTCACATCGGATATTTGCAGTTCCACACCTTGCTTCAATCTACGAACATTTTGAATTTGAACATCTAATGCCTGATTCTTTATAATTGTTTCTTCATTATCATTATAACGTTGAATATCTGCGTTTACACTTTCCAATTGAAGTTGTAATAGTTCAATCTTACTATCTGCTGTTTTAATCTCACCTTCTAATCTATCTCTAACAACAATTAATTTATTATACTCACCAGCCCAATGTTTCCATTCTTTGAATTGTTCTTCTACACCTTCCCAAGAATCCAAAGTTTGTTGGATGCTTGTACATTGGATAGTTGCATTTTGAACAAGCCTTTGTAATTCAGATAATGATTCTTTTGCTCGCATTGCATCTTTAACAAACTCATTATCACAACAAAATTTACAATTTGGGTCATATTCATGTTTATCCAAATGGTTAATCTTTTCTTCCGCAGAATTTAATTGTGATTTTACTGTTGAATAAACTTTTTCTGCTTCAATTAAATTCTTTTGTTCTTTTTGATAATTTGAATATGCAACTTCTATACCAATTTCGTTTATAGTAGCTTTAGAATCAACCATTTCTTTAGCTTCTCTTACTAACTCTTTAGCTTCGGTATGTTTTTCGGTTTTATCAAATTTAGTATCTCCCCAAGTTGTTAATTCACCCTCAATCTTTCTAACCTTACGATTTAATTCATCAATATCTAAGTTACCTTGAATTGGAACTATTTGTTGAGATAATCCTACAATTTGTTCATCTAACTCACCCTTTCGGATTTCTAATTCAGATTTTTCTTTATCTAAGTTACCATACTCAATTTTTTTCTCACTCAAGTCGGTTTCTTTTTGGGCTAGTTCCGAAGTGAAGTCGGTCCTTTTGAAATTTCTGATAAGTGCATTCACATCCTTTATATCATTCGTTGCCGTTTCATACAGCTTATCGAACATATCCAATCCCATAAATTGAGCCAACAAATCCTTTCTCTCCGATTGTGATTTATCAATAAATAGTGCATTGTTTCCTTGCAAACTCAAT